AAATGCGGAAATAGGTTCTCTATCGTATTTTGCTTCGATTCCTTGAGAGGTATATCTTAATATCGGATAATCTCCGCTGACTACGCCACAATCAAAGATTAACCCATTTGAGAAAGATATGATAAGATGTTGATTGCTGATGTCAATATTGGTGATAGAGCTATAGACTTTTGCATTATCGATAAAAGCATTTGTAACAGCTATAATGTCTTCAGTCTTTTCTCTATCATTGTTATCTTGTGAAGATAGTACTTTTTTAGATGCTTGACTGATAGAATACCAAGCCTCATGTTGTAGAATGTTACTCATTGCTATTTGGGGGATTTTATATAAACAATAATATCTTTAGTTGCTCTTATTCCATTGGGTGTCATAACAGTTATTTGACAACGACCTGTTTTGATTCCAGTTACTATTCCATTCTTGCTGACAGATGCGGTAGACGGGGCAGAAGATGTATAGTCTAAACTCTTGTTAGTCGTGTCATCCGGAGAGAACAAGACTGTCAAGACCATTTGCTCTCCAACTTCTAATCGATTGTCTTGTGGTAATATCTGGATGGCATCGGGACTTATTATACCGTCATCGATCGTGGATGACCTATTATAGGTTGGCTCTGTCACGTCTTCCTTGTCATCTGGAACATCGCTATGGTTGGTGAAAGGAGGAGTGATGACTTTCTTCTTTATCCATTCTGCGTATTTGTAACTAGATGTTATCCTGAAATATATCTCGTAATCAAGCCAATAAGCTTGCAGCATGTTGGTTGATTGAGGCATATCAAAATACATCAGATTACATCGTTCTTGGAGTGCCTCTTCCGTTTCTTTAGCGTTCTGGATAGCTTTATTCAATCTTTCCGCTATATAAAAAGGGTATGTTTCCCATTTTATATGTTGATTGTCCAACTTGTTAAGGATAAATCTAATACGAACAGTGCCACGTCCTTCTCCAATACGTTGCTGGGCTACCAGAAAATGAACATTCGTAAATCGTATAAAACAAGCGGGAAAAACGGTCTCGTATTCAGTATTGGTTTTGCTCATGATTCTTTCGAACTGACCGGTATCTATGGCTATTGTTTTAAAAAGGGGAGGACTTTCCATATTGTCCTCTTCTTCCTTCACGGTAAGGATTGCTCTTTTGATAGCTTGAAATACATCGCCTAATGTGTTCTCATTGTCTGTAAGCTCACTATTGTCTTGCTCATCAGAACTTCCTTCGCTTTCTTTCGTTAAGAGTCTTGGTTCGTATTTTTTTATCATATGATGCTTTTTAATAAGTTATATAGTATCAGTTGCGCTTTAAGCTCAACCAAAGGGGAGTCACCCATGAATTTACGTTGGATGTTTGGAGGCCATGTTCCTGTGGGATCGTTATGGAAGGCTGCGTAACTTTTAAATGCGTCATTTCTTCTTCCATTAGCATGGAACTTGTTTTCATCCGTATAGATTATCAACCCTCCTCCTTCGTATAGTTGGTAGGAGATAGAATCTTTCAAATCTCCCGTTTCGTTCATTAACTCATGATGATAATGATGTTCGTTTTTTCTCAGAGGCCAAAATCTACCATTGTCGCCGGGAGCTTTCTTTAGGTCAAACGACCTCTTAAATTCCTTGACATATTCTTCCCCTATTTTAAGCTTGGCCTTAAATAAGCCAGACGCAAATTTGCTAGGGACTATTTTCCATTGATTTAGCATGTCTTGAAAAGTGATATCAATACCATTCATGTCAAATTGTATTTGGATTTGATGTTTGATGATATGTTTTTCATGGATTGAATAAGATTCTTATCCACGGTGAAGTATGGGTGATCCTCTCCGAATATAGCTCCACCCTTCGCTAGGCTTTGCTTGAACACAGGATTAACGGCTTTATCTATAATAGAACTTATATCGGGAACATCCATATAGTTGGGTCTCGTAAATGATTCCACCAAGTAACAACGGCATCTCCAATCGATAGGGGGGATCAGCCATTCAGGAAATTGAGATTTAGGATAGCTAAGTCCTTCCAGCGTACGATGAGAGTCACGAACACGCTCGTCCCCTTGTGTCATAAACATAAGGGTTGTCTCCTCTGGTAAAGTTATCCACCATGCTGCTATAAATGAAGCGTAGTCTATGTCCTTATTTTCGGTCTTGGCGTATACATTATTATATAGATAGAAGATCTCTTCCGGATCGCTATCCTCATCTTGCTCCTCTATATCCATATATACTTGAGTCTCCTCTGCCGTGGCGAAATCGATCAAGTTGTCCAGAGCCGCAACGAGAGCTTTCCTTCTATCGATCTCTGAGGGCGTTAGATATGTCTCGTTGTGATTTCTTACTATATCCAGCGCCTCGTTAAAATCTATACCAAATCTCTTTACGCAATGTCCGAAAGCGAACATGGATCGAGCCTCGATAATATCTTGAAACTCCTCTAGGTCTATGGTCTGGTTGTTAAATTTATCTAATAGTTGCTCGAACAAGAACAATAAATACTCGTACTCTTTCTCGGTCTCATCATTAATTTTAGTCTCATCGAATATCTCGTCTTCCATTCATGACCTCCTGTAAATAGTTCGCTACGCTACTGCTGCTCCTTCTCCTATAACGTCTTCTGGATGCAGGGGCAACAGTACCCATTGATCCACCAGCCACCACGTTATCCTTATCATCGACTTTACCGTCATCATTTATATCGTTCCATCCAGCGGGATTATTAAACTGCTTCTTTACAACAACACCAAATTCCTTTGCGATCTCGTCTGGTTCTATCTCATATTTATCTGAAAGAAAATCGTAAAGATCTATCTTGCTCTCAACGCTCATCTCCAATCCTCCGGAATATTTAAATTCCAGTCCATTCTTAATATATCCCATAGCTACTAGCCGTGGAATAATCTCCTCGTTCATGGCATTCTCAATATATTCCCGATAGACCTTGATGCGGTCTCGGAAAATATCTTGGTGGGCTTTAGTTGATCCTACATAGGATTGTGTCGCTCCAGCCATAGACTCAGAACCTAGAATCAAATTTGACACCTCGGCGTTAACTAGCTCGATAAGGCTCGTATAAATCTTCTCGCTATTGGACATAGTAAAAGCCTTGATGTCTATGTCATCATTTAATCCCGTCACGATAACACGATTGGTTGCGGCAGATGCGATATCGTTGGCTAGTCTATTTCGATCTCCAAGATTCTCACTCTCCGATTTACCATGGATAATAGGTTGTCCATATGTATGGCTGAAATTTATGTAGTTAGCCAACGTGAATTTCTTGGCGAGAATCAATGGAGTAGTGGCTGAGAACAAGCCTAGATCACCAGAGTTTATAAGGATATAGTTCTTCTTATATTTAGGAGTCTCAAGGTCCCAATTAGGAAGCCATATGCCTTGACGTTTCAATACGGTCTTTTGTTCAGGCAATACATTGCGGCGTTCGATGAGATTCACGTCATTCAGTTTTCCTGTAATAGGATCGATTGTTGGATTAATCTCAATCAACGTATAACCGTACAATTTAGATTCAGCAATGCCTTTGATGATCTTGATGAATTGGCTCCCTTGTATTTTCTTCGTAGCATCCACATCACGGACATATTGACCATTAGCATTTTGTCTTGCCAACATATATCTTTCTCCGATAATCTGGGACTCCAGTGTCTCTAAGACACTTCTTATGTGAGCGTCCTGTTGTACACATGCCTCATATAAGTCGATCAATCTTGATCTATCATCCAAGATCACTCCCTTGACAACTTGAGAGCGAGTCGATTTATATCTGCAATTCCTTTCGATCTCGGACACATATTCCT